ACGTAAGGCAGGTGATCGCTGCGCAGGCTGTCGGCGCTGTTGGCTCCGGCCTTGATGATGCGGCAGTCGGAGCCGTACTCGAGGATGTCGGCGCGGTTGGCGCTGCTGCGCGAGGCGCTGCGCACCAGCTCGGCGAGCGAGGGCGACTGCTTGATGACTTTCGACAGCCGCGGGTTGAACGAGCGGTCCCGCAGTTCGAGCGACGGCAGCACGACCATCATGTCGCGGTTGCCGAGGTGGTGCATGCAGTAGCCGATCCAGTTGAACATGGCCTCGGTGCCGCCGACGCCGGCGGACTTCTCGAAGACGACCAAGCGCGCCGGGCTGTGCTCGGAGAGGTCGTCCATGATGTCGCGCAGGTAGGGCGTCATGGCGGTGCGCCACGGCCCTGGGGCGTTGGTGCCGCTGGTGAGCATGCGGTGACGGTCTGCCCACTGTGAAACGGTGAGCAGGTCGCGCGGCCGGGCGCCGCGGCGGAAGCTGGCGCCGAACTCGGGCAGCGCGGTGGCGGAGCGCTCTGCCTGCTCGCCGATCTCGGCAAGCACCTGGTGCGCCTTTTCGGCAAGTGCGTAGTGCGCCGCTGTGTCGTCGTGGATGCCGGCGACGGCTTCCTGCAGGCGGCCCGGCAGCGCCTCAAGCGCGGCGAGGACGACGCGCCGGACGGCGAGCGCCGCTGCGTGCAGGTCGGCCGCCGAGCAGGTGGCCTGCCGCGCGCGCTCAAGCTCCTGCTGCGCCTGCCCGGCCAGCAGCCGGGCGCGTTCGGTTTGGGCGTCGATCATGCGCGGCATGGGTGATCAGCTCCTGGCGGTGGCGATGGCTTTGTCGAGCGCGGCCTGGAATGCGGCCGGGAACGTCCTGGCAACAGACTCGTCGGCGATCTTCTCGAGGTCGAACTGCTGGCTGTAGCGGCCCGGAGAGGCGAACACGAACCACTGTTCGACGGCGCTGCCGGCGGCGCTGTCGATGCGCCGCCAGATTCCGGGCGCGAGGTGCGATGCGGCCGGATCGCCAGGGCGCACGACGAAGAAGCCGAGCGCCTTCTGTTCCTTGCCGCGACCGGCGCGGCGGTAGGACCGCAGGTTGCGCAGTCCGCGCTTGCTTGCCGCCAGGATGCCGACCATTTCCTTGACTTCGGCCAGCTTGACGTTGCCTCGGCGATCGAGCGGCGCGCGGCTGCCCGGGACGATCTGCTGGCCGGACGGCAGGATGCCGATCTGCTCGAGCCATCCTTCAAGGCGCTTGAAGCGGCGCACGCCGCCGCGAAACAGGTGGCCGATCGCCTGCTCGTATGGCGTGCCGCCGGCCGGCGCCGTCTTGAGGCCGACGATGGCCTGCTGCGTCTGCTTGGTGGCAGGGGTGACCTGGAAAGATCGCAGGGTGTAGGGCGTCGGCCCGCCGGCGATGTCGCTGCGCATTTCCGCCTGGATGGCCCGATTGACGGCATGCGCGCTGGAGGTGAGCGCGACGGACACGGCGAACGGGATCTGCGATCCGTATCCGCGCAGCGCGGCAGTCAGCGCCGGCAGGTTTTCGATGCGCGCGCTGATCATGGCTGCAGCCCTTTCTTCTGCGGCCGGGCGCAGAACGTGCCGCCTTCGCGGGCCACGTGGTCGCTGGTGCGGATGTGCGCGCAGGGCGCCATCGGGGTGTGCATGCGCTGGCACCATTCCATGATCCGGGCCGGCAGCCTGGCTTTGCGGTACTCGATGCAGCCGGCAGCGGCGCAGGGGTGCTGCGGTTGTGCGTGGTGCTTCATCTGGCTTCCTTGATGGGTTCCGGCCTGCGCGCGGCGAGGAGTTGGTCGGCGGTGTAGCTGGCTGCCGGCGGCGGCGGCAGGCGCCCGAATTCGCGGCCGGCTTCGCGGGCGTGGAAGTCGGTCCCGCCGGCCTGGGCGTTGCGCAGCGCGGCGGCGACGTCGGCGCCGTAGCCGGCTGCGCGCAGGGCGTCGATGAAGGCGGCGACGATCGGCATGGCGGTGCGCAGGGAGCCCGGGCGGTTTTCAGCCTTCGATGGCATATGCGCTTTGTTCCAGTTTCTCGGCGACTGCGAGCAGGGTCGTGGCGATGTCGCACGCCGTCCGGCGACCTAGGATTGCTTCCGGGAGCATTTCCCCGTAGCCGATGATCTCGCTGGAAATCTGCACCAAGCGCGACGCGGTCATCACACACGAGAGCCCGGAAAGCAGGCGGCTTTCCTTTCCTTGCTCCTGGCCATTCTGCGCATCATTGTCGGTGCCAGGTTTGGCAGATTCGTCGCAGGACCGGGCGGCTTGCTGCGTGGAGTGCCCCGCTGTTGCCGTGCGGGCGGCATCTGCCATGCCGTAGTGTGATTCCGTGTCGTCTGCAGCGCCGGCAGCACTGACCTGCGAGCCGCGCAGACCGCCCCAGCAATGCACGGGATAGAGCAGGTGGCTGTACGAGCCGCAGAGGTCGCAGTTGCCGAGGCGGCGATCGCCAGACGGCGCCTTTACATGGTGCGTTCCGTGCCACTCTCCGCAGGCGACGCAGATGTACGCCATGCGCGTCAAACCATCGCTGCCGATGGTCATGCCAGTTTTGGCAATGGCGTCGATGCGGGCTTTGTCGTTGTCGCCGCGATCTGCAATTTTTGCAATCATGCTGCTTGCTCCTTGGTGGTCGATTCCCGCAGGCGGCGCAGTGCCGCCGGGAATGTGGCGCGCGCGGCACGGCGCAGCCGGGCGCATTCGGTTTCGATCAGGCGCCGCCGGTCTTCTGCTTCGCGGTGCGCGGCGATCGGCGCGGCGAGCTGGTCAACCAGGCGCTCGAGCTGCGCCCGCAGCGCGCTGCCGATGGCCTGCGCCTCGGCCAGCAGCCGGTCGCGCGGATAGCGCGCATGGGTCGCCAGCTCCATTGCCAGCGTGAGGCTGGCGTTTTCTGCAACGAGCCGGGCAATGCGCCAGGCTTGCATGGTTCCAGGCGCCGCTTCGGCGGCGTCCGGCTCAGCGTCAGCGGCGATTTTTGCGTCGGCAATGGCATCGGCTTCGACGACCTGAGAAATCGCCGATGGCGCGCACGCCGTCGGCACGCCAGGGCGCCTGTTGGCATCGATGCGGGCGGCGACATCCGGCCGGCCGCCGTGCTTGCTGCGCTGCCAGTCGGCGCGCGCCTGCACCGGGTCGAGCAGGCCGTCGTCGGTCAGCGTCAGGCGGCCGGCGGCAATGGCGCGAGAGATGGTGGATCGGTTGACTCCGAGCAGCCGGGCGAATGCCGCAGGGGTCATCAGGTCGCCTCTGTTCTTCACTTTCCGGATCCGATAGGAAAAACAGAATGCGCGCGCGCGATGCCGGCGTGCCGCACGCCCGCACGCCTGCCCGCACACGTGCCCGCACGCCTGTAACCCGCATGGATAGGCGTACCGCACGGCCGCACGGGTGTACACGCGTTTACGCGTAAGAGTCGTGCGCACGCGTTGACGCGCGTATCCTGCGTGTCGCGCGCATACGCACGAGGCTTCAAGCCGTGCGGTGCGTGCGGTTGATGGAAAATCAAGCACTTAAGGCGTGCGGCAAGGCGTGCGTATAGCCGTGCGGAGGATTCAGGCCGTGCGGTCATGATGCGTCTCCCAGCGCGGCGGCCATCCGGAAAAAACAGTCGGTCATCCACTGCGTCTCGGTCTGGTCGGCGGGGCGGCGGTAGTCTTCGCCAGCCTTGGCGGTCGCTTCCATCGACTCTGCAGACGGGATGACCATGCGAACGCGCTTCGGCGAGCCGCTGTAGGTCGCGGTGTGGAATACATCCTTGTGCGTCAGGATCCAGCCACGCATGCGCGATATCTGGCTGGATAGGTGCATGTGCGCCCGCGGTTTCTCGCCGCGCGCGCCGCACCAGCGGCTGTACGCCAGATAAAGCTGGCCACTGGAGCACGGCGCGCACGGCCAGGCGGTTTCCAGAGATGTCCAGTCGGCGAGAAAACGCTCCGTCGAGGATGCCGACAGTTGCTGCACGGCCGCCTTAGCGGCAGTCATCGGCGGTTCGGTGTGCTCGTTGAAGTCGCCGAGATCAAGGTGCAGCAGGTGATGATGCAGCGCTTCGACGGCGCCATTTGCCAGCGCATCGCCCAGGCTGCGGTAGAAGGCTTTCGAGAGCTTCGGCGGCGTCCAGACCACGAAATGCCGGCGGTCGCCGAATTCGATGACCTGCGGCTGCAGCTCGTTCGACAGGAAGACGATGTTGACGTGGTTCCGCTCGTCGTGCGCGGCGACTTGCTTGGGGTTGATGCGGATCCACTCGCCGGTGATGATGCCCTTGAGCTTGTTCTTCAAATAGTACAGCTCGTTTCTGGCCACCACCTCGTCAGCGACCAGGAACAGCTTGCGGCTGGCCCAGTCATTGAACTTGTCTTCAACTGCGGACTGGTCGATGATCCGGCCATAGTCGCCGTAGATCCGCTTCACCGCCTCGAAGAATATGTTCTTGCCGGCCCCCTGGTCGCCGTGGAAAATCAGCGTCGAGCGCATCTTGGCGCCCGGGTGCTGGATCGGGAACGCAAGCCAGCGCAGCACGAACTGCAGGCATTCCGCTGCGTTCTCCTCGCCGCTGCACAGGTACTCCAGCAGTTCGAGCAGCAGCGAGCAATCGCCAGCCTTCGGCGTCGTCGGCCAGCCTCCCCAAAGGTTGCAGCGGACTGCGGAATCCTTCTCGGTAGGGTCGAACCCGACCTCCGTGAGCCTGGCAATTTGCCGGCCAGGGAGATGCTTCCATTCGCGCGCTGCGCGATCCGGCAGCAAGGCCAGAACGTCGGCCTTGGGCACCAGGCTATGCTCTTCCGCATCGAAGTAGCAGCCGTTCGCGCCATAGACCAGCACCCACTTTTCCACCGCCTCGTCCAACGTGTAGAGCGGCTTGAGCATCGGCCGCTGCGGACTGGCCCCTCCTCCCCCACTCGACTCCTGCGCCCGGGTACGCGCCCCGGCAACGCGGGAAGACCAGCCAAGCGCCGACAGGGAGGCCATCACCTGCGCTGAGACCATGTGCAGCCCGCCATCGGGCATCGTCGCCAGGTCGTTGAAGTCGGTGGCCCCCTTGTGCGTCCGGGTCGGACGCTCTCCCGGGAAGGTCGGAATGCAGACTCCGCCCCGCACGGCCAGCGCCGCCTTCTGCGCCTCGATGATGCCGATATTCGGTTTGGGCTTGTCCTCGATCAACTGCCAATCGTAGTCGTCATCGGCGCAGAACAGCAGCCGGACGCCGCGATGCGCCTTGGCGATCGCCTGCGCCACCGGCGACAGATTGCCGGCGTCGAACGCGACCACCACCGGCAGGCCGGTCGCCTGGTGCAGCGTCGCACCGGTGGCGAACCCTTCGCAAACTAGAACCACGGCGCCCCGGTACGGCGCACCGCCGATCGGAAAGAAATGCTCCCGCTTCGCAGCGCCAGCCGGCGTGAAATCCTTGTCGCGCCCCTTCCTCCGCTTGATGGCCGGGTCCGAATAGATGACCTGCAGGCAGCGAATCCGGCCCTTGACATCCATCGCCGGCACCACCAGGTTGCCGCGCTCAGACACGCGTGCCCCGAACAGATCGCCGGGCGGCAGCCCCTTGCGCACCAGGTACTCGCTGCGCCCGCTCGGCAGCATGCGCGCCCACCATCCGGCTGCACGCTCGGCCAGCCTGTCGAGCTCGCGCCCCCGCTC